TTCAGGATTTGCTGCAAATAAATGTAACCGATCATTAATTAAATGCCCCATTCCTTAACGGGTTGTGAGAAAGCTTTATAGCCCGTCGTTCTCACGCAACGGAGTGCTCAATTGCACCATGTTATATGCTCGTTTAACTTTTTGTCCAAGCGCGACAGGATGCTGTTCTTGTGGGAAACACCCTCCCCCGTTTACTGTTAGGGGTCAGAGACAGTTTAACGACATGTCCAGGTCGCACCAAAGATTATATACAAGTTTATTCACATTCAATAACTACACTACAATGGGATTTCGTGGGTTTACTCCTGACCAAAATAGGATTTGTAGCCATGTAACATGGCAAAACGAAGAGATTCATAATCTGGCATAGCGGGCACACGAACGTGATTTTCCACTAGCGCATCGGTTATCTTGTTTCGATTAACATAATAAACATCTTTCTTGTGCAGCGACAATTCTCGCAGCACACATTCAATAATAAGGGGAAGAACAACATCATGGGGCATGGAGGTTCTGTACCAATTGGGAATGTCCAAAACAGTATGAGACTGCAGAGGACCGACCCATCTCGCATCATCTTGGGAATAGACAAAATGCCTTTTGAGCAATGTCACTTCCTTCAACGTTCGCGTCAATGGTACAGATTCTTGGTCAGATGATTTCTGCTCATCAGTATAGGTCATGCCAATACTAGCAGCGGCTTCCGTGATGGTGTGTTGATTGAAAAAGGGCTTGATTTTTTGAGTCAAGCCCACATTGTTATCATCACCATAAACCACGACTGAGACATTTCTTTCAAAATCTCCCATGTTCGCAAGCTGCTTGGGTACGGCACGCATATAAAAGATGCGCATCAGCATTTGGCCGATAATGGTGTTCACAGTGGCTGTCAAATACACACCCGAAGGCATGGAATGAGTCCACATGTAAACATCATTACCAATGATGTGAACAGAGTTCGCAATGTCCATCATCAGCACAGTTCGAACCTTGTTTCCAAGATCGTCTTTACCATACCAGTGATTGATGACATCACAAGCTGCGTACAACAATTGCGCCGACACGGAACCATCCCAATTGGAATAGTCCCCTGCAACAACACAATCTCCATGTTTGAGCAATTTCTTGGCAATGAGATTCCAGTCTTCAGCATAACAATTCGTTCCAACGAGGCTCTCGTTGTCAATCCTTCCTTCCGCTTGCGCAGCCACAAATGCACCGAAGTACATGCGACACGCAATCGTGAAATCAAGCGGCGAACCAGAGAAAACGCGTGTCTTCCCCTGATCGACCTTCTCAAAGGGACGAGCTTCGTCCTTTAAGAGATCCATCCATAGGGTAGGGTAGCGTTTTCCATTTTTCGCGAACTCAATTCGCTTTTCAACATGATAGATCAATTCCTCAGATATAAAATCTTCATCGAAATCGATCCATGTACGTTTTCCAGCTTTTCGTGGTTCCTTTGTGAGGCTCCACGGAAATCCAGGAGAAGTTGACGACGTGAGAGATCCAAAATATTCATCCTCCATTCTGCCAAAACATGCTTCACGAATGTTAAACACCTCTCGCTTTCGCTTGGGGTGAGTAGCATTCGCATAGACACGTTCGACATCTTGGGAAACAAGGTCAATCAGATCTTGTGGAAGAGGTGTTAAAACCTTTCCGCATTTCTTGAGTCCTTCCATTAGTGGATCAAACATGACTCCATCTTTCAAGAAGGGCTTGAGATATGCGGGTTTCTTTTCGGTTTCCATACAGCAGCCAGCTATGGCTGTGGGCCTCAGTGTGGTTGTTCCAACACTGCCAGCTGCTATAGGAGCTTTTCCAAGAGCACAGAATGCGCCTTCAG